CCATGTTGGCAACGTAGTAGACCTTGCCTGGCGTTACCAGCGTGTTAAGGTCAGCGGTTGACGTTTCAGCGTTAAAGAAACTGTTAACATATGCTTGCATCTGCTCAGTAGTAGGCACTTGCTTGTTATTAATCAACGTGCTGTACGCATTAATCGTGTCTTGCGTGGCTTTAAGCTGCGACGTCATGCCGGTGAAAGCTGCGCCGTTTAAGATGTTGCTAAGTTGCGACTTAACCTCGCTGGCTTTGCTTTGCACTTCAGCAACTGCCTTGTCCATGTCAGAGACGTAAGGCGTAGCGTTGACGCCCATCTCGACCAGATTAGGCAAGACGTGCAGCCAAACGTTGACCGTTGATACCGCGCCTTTGCTGTCCTGCACGTAAAAGTAGGTACTGTCCTTATCCCAATCGCCCTCATTCTTGAACATGCCGGCCGGGAAGTAGTACGTAACCCGTCCCGTTTGGGCATTGTCGCCAGGCTGATCAGTATCAGCCCAACCAACGGCACGATATGAATCGCCTGCCGGGTCTGTGCCGGCAAAGCCGACCGACCGGCTGTCTTTAGTTAGGTCGTATGGCAATCCATTGGCTTTAATCCAAAGCTTGCAGAAAGCCCGGCTGTCACCAACCCGGCCTTGAAAGTTTTTGGTCAGGTCGATCAGCGTTGTGCCAGGCTTTAAGATGTCAAGCTCGACATACTCGTTAACTGCCATTGTTCCCCTCCTTTACATATACGGTTCTACGTAATCAAAAAGCCGGTCTAACGTATCGTTAGCCGACTTGAAATCGTTGTTTAAGTTGTTCAGCAGCTCATCGTTCAGCGACAAGCTGTTAGGTATCCATAGCGATACAGTGCTTGTCAGCTCGCCGGTTTGCTGATCAATCAGCGAGTGATCGTTGTAGCATGCGACAACACTGTTAACCGCTGTCTGCACGTCCTGCATTAGGTGCTTGAGCCAGATGTAGGCGTTGCGATTAATAAGCTCATCCGACAAGTCTGGCACCGTGTATTTAAGCACGTCAGTATCCATAAAAACGCCATTGACGGCATTTAAGAGCCAAGACGCTTTATTATAAACGTGCTGTACACAAGTACGATACGAGCTTGTCAGCGTGGTTAAATCGCTCATGAGCGTATAGCCTTTTTGATAGTCCATGTGCTCACCTCGCTATGTCCACAAGGTGGTTTGACGCCAAGCGGTCCACGTACCATCTGACAACCACGAACGAACGTAAAGCTCGTTGTTGTGAGTGTCATGCAGAAACTGCGTACCGTTAGTACCAGTAGTGCTTGCAACCACAATCATGTTGGCATACGTCTGACCGGATAAAGGGCTATGCGTCAGCGTCTGCCCGTTGGTGTAGTAGTAGCCATTGGACTTAACGTTGTTTAGGTCAGCCGTGCTTAGGTTGCTTGTAGCGATTGAGCCAGGGTCGCCCTTAGGGCCTTGAATACCTTGAATACCCTGCGCACCAGTGGCGCCGGTGTCCCCCTTATCGCCTTTATCACCTTTAGGGCCTTGAATACCTTGCGGACCTTGTGCAAGCAGCATCCAGTATTCTTGGTCGGTTACGTCTTCGCCATCGTTAGCCCGTACGCAGACATAGCTGCGGTCGCCATTAGATACGATGTCGAGCACGTGGTAGTCAGTATTGAGCTGGAACTCGCCACGTGCATGTACAGTGTTAGCCATCTAGTCACCACCTTTCATCAACTCCATTGAGTCGTCTGACGCCATGCCGTCCAGGCGCTGTTATGCTTATTACGGATATAAAGATTGTCCGACACCGTGTGCATGGTCTGAGTGATAATTCCGCCGGCATTAATGACTTTAAGCAGGCCAGTCTCGCCGTTGGGCTTACCATTAACACTCGCCGAATTAACACCATAATATCCGGAAGTCGTCAATCCATCGCACGTGCCGGAAGTAACTGCCGTAACCGCAAATGGGTCAGTCAATACATCATTAGGGTCATCAACCGTCATATGCCAGTGACCATCGCTCTTGTTGATGTAAGGTTTATAGCTCTTACCCGACATGCCAGTAGCACCAGTAGCGCCCTGCTCACCTTGTACACCTTGCGGGCCTTGTGTACCTTGAATGCCTTGTTTACCTTGCGGGCCTTGTACACCTTGAGCACCGGACATATCTGTGACCAGTGATGCCTTGCCGCCAGTCCATACAAACAGTTTGGCATTGTCAGCGTCATTAACGGTTGAGTCGATAATCGCAAAGTCGCCTTCGCTCAAATCGTTTGGCCCGTTAGCGTTAAGCAGTGCTACGGTTGCATAGGTCTTCTTAATGCCAAAAGGCTTGCCGGCCGGCCCTTGAATACCCTGTGGGCCTTGAATACCCTGTTCACCTTTAGGGCCTTGAATGCCTTGCTCACCTCGTGGACCAGTTTGACCGGTATCACCTTTAGGACCTTGGATACCCTGTGGGCCAGTTGGACCACGATCACCAGTAGCACCAGTGTCGCCCTTAGGACCTTTATCGCCTTTCGGCCCTTGAGCTACTACGCCCAAGTCAATGTCAGTTGTTGCCAATTTCTCATCTCCTTTCTATGACCAGAAGTTGATCTGACGCCATGATTTCCAGGCGTTGCTCCATCGCTGCCGTATCCAAACATCACCAGAGTTAATCTGATAGATTGTCTGCACTATCATGTCGCTGCTGTGATATGCATCGACTTTCATGACAAACCAGTCGCCCATATCAGTACCAGTAGTCGGATGATTAGTGTAGTTAGACAGCGCATTAGGCATGTAGTACTTGCCAGTTGTCGTGTAGTTGTTAAGGTCCCCACTTGATACAGTCGTAGTTGCATCATCATCGGGTATGCTTGGCTTGCCCGAAATGTTAGCCCACGTCAGGTCGGACTTATTGGCCTTGTTAACGATTGCATTAGTTATCTTTTGGTCGACGTCTAAAACATTAGATGTCCAAGGGTCAGCGACATTTCTTTTGGAAAATTTAACTTTACTAATGTGTATTGCAGTACCACCCATAGCTCTTAAATAAATCGTACCGGCATAAGTACTAACAGAAGTATGGATAACAAAGGTGTTAGCATCTCGCAAGTTAGAATTTATTATCGTTCGATAGTTGTCTTTGTATGGAGTGACTGCTTTACCATCTTTCCCTTTTTCAACGAGATACGTACACGGGTGTACACTGCCATTGTCAACATAAGACGAGATTTGGAAAGACATTACGTAATCGGTATTTGGATCTAGTGTTACATCTTGTGTTAAATCACAATTACTACTAGCAGCGTTAGTTGTGTTACTACGGTTATCTAACACAAAGCCATCGGTACCAACGCTATGCGAACCAGTACCGTTGATACCCCAGTACTTTCCTATAGTCGCTTTGTCTTCGCCGATAAAGCTCGAATGGACAAGCATGTTGTCTCCATTAACAACTGATCCGTCTTTACCAGGTTCCCCCTGTGGTCCAGTAGCACCAGTTTCACCTTTGGGGCCCTGTGGACCCTGTACGCCTTGAATACCCTGCTTCCCTTGTGGTCCGGTGTCCCCCTTAGGACCCTGGACTCCTTGCGGTCCTGTTGGGCCACGGTCTCCAGTCGCTCCTTTATCACCTTTGTCACCTTTAGGCCCACGCGCTACCACACCTAAGTCAATATCTTGTGTTATTGTCACCTACTCACCTCCTAACCGTTTGACCATTGTGTTGTCCAGCGCCACTTAGACCACGTGCCATTGTGACGGGTACGGGTATAGCAGTCAGCAGTCGCGCTATCGATGTACGTCTGCCATACTTCGTTACTGTTAGCCCTAATCGTCAGCAGACCACTGGTTGACGGTATGTTGGCAACCGTGCCATCGATACGATAGCTGTCATCCATCGTAAGGTCGTTAGCGTTGCCCTGCGTAATCACACCGACGATAGCTGGCATGTCAACGTTGTTGATCAGCCGGATATGCCAGTGCTTGTCGTCTGCGATATACGGTTGCCACGTTTGGCCATCCTTACCGTCTTTGCCGGCAGAACCATCTTTGCCAGGTGCACCATCTGCACCTTTCAACGACGCAAGCCATTGCGCCTGCGTGCCACTGTAGCCATTGGCTACGGCAACTTCGTACGCCGACTTGCCGTCAGCTCCGGCATCGCCTTTCTCGCCTTTAATCGTGCCCATCTTAGGCTTGATCAGCGTCCACATATTGTCCCCATCAGCGTTGTTAAACAAAAAAGCACCCGTAGGTGCCAACTTAGGAATTTTATTTTTCCCGTCTGGGCTGGCAACCAGCATCTCACCACCCTGTAGCTCAGTGGTACTGTGGTCAAACCCGACGAAAGCGCCAGGCTTGATCGTGTAGTTGCCGTTCGGGTCGGTTGGCTCAACAATCGTGCTGTCCGGCTCTTTGACCAGCTTGCCGGCAATATCAGCGTCTTTGTCCAGTGCGCTTGTGTAGCTGCCTAGACCAGTCTTGCTGTCATACTGCCACATGTCGGCATTGCTTGGCTGACTACTGTCCCACGCCGCAATCCAACGGTACACGCCCTGCTTAACGAGTGTCGCGTTGTCAAACTTAGCGTAGTTGCTTAACGAGCAGTACAGGCCGGTGTTCCAGCCATAGCCCGCCCACCGCTTGCGGAACGACTCGAAAATACTTGGCCATGAGCCGGCAATCGTGCCTTCCATGTCCAGGAAGTAGTACACGTTCGGCTGGATGTTTAGGCTCTTGGCATTGTTGACCGAGTATTGCAGTTCGCCGTCTACGCCCTCGTAGTAGTGATATACATGGATGATCAGCCCAGCTTTGGTCGCGTTGGCAATGTGGTCTGCTGCGTGCTCATCACGCGTTACGCCATGACCGATACGCACGACAACCGCTTTGACGCCATTAGCTTTCAGGTTGGCCCAGTCGATACTGGTTGGCTGCCACTCCGATACATCAACTACGTTTGCTGTTGTCAAATGCTTTCACCTCCGTTTCGTTCCAAGCGCTGTTTGAATCATCCCTGTTATTGCTGCTAATGATTAATGATTTAGTCTGCTCTTGCAGCCTGGAAAGATTAGTCTGTTGTGAACGCTGAAAATCAAGAATGTTAGCAGCGTTGCTGTTTAGCGTAACCGTGGATGACTGCGTATGGCTATATGGATATTTCTGATACCCAACCAATCCAACTTTGGTGACGTAGTCAGCCGGCCGAATTTCCAACCGCACCATGTCGCCTTCAACAATCTCTTTGCCCGGATCAACCGTAAGCTGCAGCGTGAAGTCTGGGTTAGCTTTGAATTGCGACTCGGCATAAGCTTTCATCTGTTCTTTGTCAGTGATGGTATCGCTGGTAATATCATCCCCGACGAACAGCCCCCAACGCTGACGGCTGGTTTCATCGACAAAATAAAAAGGAGCAAAGTAGTACTGCTCCTTAGAATCGGTTGTAGATGCCGTTCCATCATCACTGGATGAACCACCGGCAACGATTTTGGCCATATCATAGTTACGCTCCCACCATGTCGGCGGGTAGTAGCTGATTGGCTCCGTCTTGCACACCTCGCCAGGCTGTGGCTCATAGATCATCGTGTTGTTGTCCAGAGCCATACAGATGTGATGGCTGGCGCCTTTCGATCCGTAGAAACCCATGTCGCCGGTTTGTACCTGATCACGGCTGATTTCGTGGCCATAGGATTCCATTGCTACCGTATAGGCGGGGATATTGATTCCGAAATCATAGTAGACTCTACTAACAAAGCTCGAGCAGTCCATTCCATCATATGGATTGGCAACGCCAACAGGTCGACCACCGCCATATACATACTTGACTTTGAGGTACTTCTTGGCGTCGGCAATCACTGCTTGAGCGCCACCACTGGCAGTCAGTGATCCATTTGGCAACCCGGTATCACTGGTAGTCTGGATTTCCTGTGTCGCACCAACCAGACGGGCAGCGTTTGTCATATCGGTTGTGTCATACTGCAGCTGGACTTCTGACGTATCACGCAGATAGTCATAGCGGTGGCCATAGTCTTTGTAGAACTCGTCATGCGAGTAGATACGCAGATTAAGGTTATCTGGCCAAAAGACCGCTGACGGCCACGCCTCCAGAATCCGGCTGATAGCGTCCTTGCCAGAACCGGCTGCATAAGGATTTTCAACCATTGCATTGTTGAAACTGCCGATTACCTGGTAAGTAACGTTCCAGTTCTTGCCATTGTCACCGCCAAAAAAGGCATTAAGGATATCGCCCGGAGACACCGACTGAGCTACCGTGTCAGTATTATTTGGCACGTCTAGGGATGCGTTGCTGTTGCCAGTATGCGAGTACTGTCCCCAGTCAACCGGATCACTCCCGTAGATATGCATACGGCTGATTTCGCCGGAGATATGTTGCAGAGTAACAGCTGTCGTAACAATACCGCCAGAGTAGTCCGGCTCGCACTGTTTGATGACAAACCACTGCCCGTCAATCTCAACCATGTTCTGCACGGTCAGCATTTGATAGGCAACGGACTCGTCATCCCAAGCCGTAAAGTACGCTTGGTACGTGTTATTAACTTCCCAACTGATATAGATGCTATCTTCTAGTGCCGAGTGGAGCATGGCGATTTGATCATCACCATCAGGCACCTTCAGAGCATGATCCTTGGTAGCAGCTACCTTTAAAACTACGCTCATGACAGATAAATGAACGGAAAGCTGAACGTGATGTCCACACTGCCGGCTCCTTCGGCAGTAAAACTGTTCCATCCGGGCTCTAACGATATCGTTCCGTAGTCAGTCTTTGTGTTGGCAAGGCCGCCGTCCAGATAGGTGTTAATCCCGTTGAGTACGACCGTATGACTGCCATCGTTAGACTGCGTGTACTGCCAGCTGGTGCCATTGGTCTTGTTGGTAAGCTTAATGGAGTTGCCATTAAACTTGCATGAGATTTTGAGATCATGGCGCTGATAGTACGGGTCAATCGCAATATCGCTGGCGTTGTAGACGTCAAAACTCGTTGACGTAAAATGATAGCTCGGCAGATTCTTAGGCAGATTCATACCGAACTGCCAGCCGTCAGCCACGCTAGGCAACGAATCACTCCGATATAGCGAGTAGCGATAACCGTTCGGTACGTCAAACGGAATTGAAAAGTTGGCGTCATTAGACCCTGGGGTAATCGGCGCGATATCAAATGGCGTTGGGATGCCAAAGTATACCTTGCCTGGACTAGTGTCAGTCCGTACCCGAACCAACTTGCGTGAGCCAAACAGCCGATAAAGCTCATGTTTGGCCAATACTAAATCATCATATCCGCCAAAGCTGAGCCAGAATTTCTCGCTGAACGTCCTTTTAGCGAAAGTCTGGCCGGCAAATGGCGAGCCATCAGTGCCAGTCGTATCTTGGTACTGATTGGTAAATTGTGGCGACGAGCTGGCGTCGTCCAATCCGAGATAACGCAGTCCGGTTATCTGATCGCAGAGATTAACTTCCTGCTGATCGCCAGCCTTGATCATGATATATGGATCCGACATCTGCTCATCCCCTTCCTAGAATCCTAATTGACGCATGCGCGCGTCTTTTGCTTCCTTTTTGTACAACTGTTGCATATCAAGACTGCCTTGTGCTTTAATCGCGTCTACTTGATCGCCGCTCAGACGCAACAAAATATCAAACTTGGACAGTAACTCGTCTAACTTGTGGCTCAGAGCGTCTGACTGGCGATTATTTTCGCCGACAAATTGAGCATTATGACTCAAAGTAGGATCATCGTTGCGGAATCTGGTAACGACCTCGCCAAGCAGCTGATATGCACGTGACCGTCTGCTGATGTCGGTCGGGATGACATATTCTGGCATGTCCTTTTCCGCGATCTCATAAACGCCATGGTTAGAGATCAGACCGCCATTAGCCCAGCCGTGGCCTTGGCCAACATTGCCCCAGCCACCTTCACCGCCATGTTCCAAAGCGTTGATAGCGGCTAAGATCTGGTCATATCCATTAAGGAGTTGCTTGTGGCCAGGAATTGCCCAGCGGTTAAAAGTCTTTGGGATAAACTGCAGCAGCCCTTGCGCGGGATTGCCGTTTGCCATGTTAATATCCCAGACCTTTTGCGGTACGGTTGGATTACCGCCAGATTCGGTTTGGATCTGCTTTAACAGCTTGGAAACCTTTGTGGCGGTAGCTTCAACGCCCAAAGTCTTGAAGGCTTTGATGATGTAAGGCCGCCAACGTTCAACCCCAGCACCGCCTGGGTTGGCAAGCGTCTCAAACTGTTTCTTGATCCAGTTGCCCATCTGTTTAGCGATATAAACCGGCACGTCCTTAACCAACTCCGCAGCAAACTTAACCGGCGTGCTGACGTGGACAAATTTTTGGAATACGGATTCCATAAACTCGACCGGCTTTGACATGATTTTGTCGACCATGCCTAAAACATCATCAGTTGCATCCCCGACTTTGCTGAACAGTGAACTGAAAGCATTGCCTACACCATCTGCATAATGTGGAATCATCCCGAACATACGCGACAGCTGATAGCTCCGTTCGCCATCAAGCACACTGGTACCTTTTGGCAACGGCAAAATCAAGTTGCGTTTAGCCGGGAACATCCCAACTTGGCCATCTTTGGTCATAAACATCTCACGGTAGTGTGCCGTCAAGCCGTCATTGACTTTGGCAAAGCCGCCGGGATGAGTGTCGTTGGTACCGTTGGCGTAGCTTGGCATCGAGATGCTGAAATCTCCGCCAATCTTAGAGCCGCCGACTTTGTCAAGAATCCAGTTGATACCGCCTTTGACGTCATCGATCATGGTCTTAAATGGCTTAAGTACACCATTTACCAAATCAACGAAATGGCGATGTACACTGCCAACTGCATTGCCAACCGCGTCTTGGATCTTGCCAAAAATGTCCTGCCAAATCTTGAGCATGTCGCCCAAACGACCGCCCGTCATGTCATTCAGCTTGTTGTACATATCAGAAAAGATCTTGCGGTTGAACTTAAACATGTCCTGTGCAGTACGTTCGGTGTCTTCGCCTAAGCGATCCCAACGCCCCGAAACAAGATCATGCCAAGTAGTAGTCCGGTCCTCGATAACTTTATAACCCGCTTGGAACGTAGACTTATGCTTGTTAAACATCTGCTGAGCCGAGCGTACAGTTTCACCGCTCAGCTTGTCCCAACCGCGTTTTACGGCATCGATTCCATCACCGGTCTTTTTCTTCAGGTCTTTCCATCCGTCCGCGAAGCTCTTTTTAGTCGATTTCCACCAGTTGCCAATCTCTTTGTTGGTTTCCTTGGTTCGTTTGACAATAAGTGTGCCCAGGTCCTTAAAGGCTTTACCAAAATCTTTGGCAAACTTTTTTGCATCCTTCGCTAATCCATTAACAAAGTTTCGGAATTTCTTATTATGCTTGTAAAGCTCTTTCAGTGCAATGACAACGCCAGTAATGATCAGCGCAATGCCACCACCAGCCATTGCAATCTTGAAAGCTTTAGTAGCTAGTGTTAATTCTTTGAAAGTGGTAACGGTCATTTTAATCGTGTTAACCAACTTCATTGTTTTAAAGATAGCAAAAGCAGTTCCTAACGTTGCACCAAAAACTTTAATAGTTGTAGTGTGCTTGCCAAGTGCAATCACTAAGTCAACAACTACTTTAGCAAAATCTCCCACACCTTTTGCAATTACTTTTAAGCCTTTTTGACCATCTTTGGAATTGAAAGCTTTAGCCATGGCCGTTGATGCATCACGTAATGCTGGAAGCAAGGCTTTACCAATCATTAGCGACGCCGCTTCTCCAGATTCCTTAAGTTGAGCAGTCTCCATCTTAACGGAGCCCATATTTTTATTAGCCAAACGTTGAACATACCCTTGCCCTTTATAGGACTTTTCAACCTGCTTATTAAGCTTTTCCATCTCTGATGCTGAATCACTTAAGATGATTGCTGCTGATTCACCAGTTGCGCCGAAAATCGCTTTAAATAACGCACCTTTCTCTTGCTTGGAAAGGTTTTTAGTGTGCTCGTTAAGTTCCTTAAATATGTCGGACATTGACTTCATATTACCGTTTTTATCCGTGAAGTCTTTAGTTGACAAGCCAATACTTTTAAGAGCTTCGGTGGCTCCCTTACTTGGTTTAATCAAACTATTAAGAACCTCGCGTAGCCCAGTACCGGCCTTATCTGCTTCTCAATATGTTACCGTGCAGGCTCTTTATCCCGCACTTCTTATGGTTTCCCATAAGTTCAGACTATCTTTTAACCTACATCGTTACATGTTTAGGCTTCTTGCCTTCGTGGAAATTTCAGCATGAAAAAAACACGGCCTTTCAGTCGTGTTCCATTTTTTAGCTTATTTTTTCTAGTCGTTACGCCTTCCGTGAGTTTCCTCAACGGCTTGGTTCGGGATCAACGTGTCATTTGTCAAACAACCAAAGAATGATATTCATAACTATTGCGCCAGGAATTAAAGGGGCAATCAAAATGAATATGCCAAAAAGAAATAGGTTCTCTAAAATATTTGGGTACCAAATACATAAAAATACCGCAACGATGGCAACAATTACCATGTAAACACAAATACAGATGTTTACTAATTTATTTTTAGATTCTTCAGTTAATTTTTTCATAATCATCCCTTCAATTGAGATAATTATACCATGATTTAGTCTTCCCCGAGTTAACAAGATATTTATTCAAAAGCATTTCTGCTTAAGCGGCCAGTCTCCAAAGCCCTTTGTTAGATAAGATACCGATAGCTGTAGCCGTTTCGCCAACACTATAACCTAGTGTCTTAGCTTGTGGGCCAGCGTATTCCATTGCCGTGCCCATCGCTCCGAAATCAGTTGCAGTCATATCCGCTGCATAAGCCATTTCGTTAACAGCTTGCTTAGTATTTTTAGCCATCTTTGCGGCATTGTCTGATTTCAAACCAAACGCTTCAATAGCAGCAGTTGAGTTATGAACTACATCGTTTAAATTTTCACCAGTCGCAGCCGATGCTTGGAGCATGGTTTTCATGGAACCCAACGCTGATGTAGAGGAGTAGCCTCGCTTTACCAGTTCTTGATAACTATCAGCGATTTGCTTTTGACTGATTCCATATTTAATCGACATCCGCTGACCTTCAGACTGCATTTTAGCAACATTTCTAGTAACCTCGGCAGCTTTTTCACCGCCAGTAACCAGAAGGTTGTTTGTTTGTCGATAAGTGTTCTGTAACTCAGATGCATTTTTAGCTCCGCTAACAGCCACTCTCCCAAAAGCACCAACCATTCCCAATGCAACTTGCTTGGCGCCTAGGTTGATTTCACCAAATGTCGTCTTAAATTTTGGAGTTAGCTTAGCAGTATGATCATGCAATTTGGTGATTGCATCATCAATTCTTTTAATGCCGGTTGGCTGTAACCTAAGCTGTTCAGATTCTAAGGCCCTTAGCTGATTCTTCGTTTCGGCAATAGCTGTCCCAGCTTCATTCAGGCGTATCTTTTGCTTTCTATATGTTTCCGAAGCGTCCTTACCGCTATCGGAAAGCTTTTTTAACGCTTGGCTCTGAATCTCATATTGTTTTTGCAGATTTTCCAAGCTAGAACGCAACCCACGATACTTTTCAACTGATGCACTAGCGTTTTTACCTTCAGCCTCCAAGCGCTTAACATAAGCATTTGAAGCTTCTTGCGTCTTCCGATAGCTAGACTGCAAACTTGCCAACCCAGAAGACTGATATTGCAGAGCCGATCTAGCACGCTGAGCCTGAGCTTCGTAGCTGGCTAGTTGACGGCTGGCTTGATTGATCTGCTTTTCGAGTTTCAGCCATTGGTTGGCCTGTTTCTCGTTAGACTGATCAAGGCCAGATTGCCGATTACGCAGCTCTTCAATTTTTGCACGCTGAAGTTCCATGGCTTGAGTAAGGCCATCAAGCTTTACTTTAGCAGCTTGCGTGTAATCGCCACTGTTTTTTAAGGCTACTTCTTGAGCTTTCCAGGCATTGGTCGTGGCCGTGATCGCATTGCGGAAGGCGGACATGCTTCCAACGGCAGAAACCGTGTCAACCGAAATCCGTGTGGACATTTCATCCTGTACTTTCAAGCTATCCACCTCCAAACATCTTAGATAATTGTGCGTGCGCGTCTTCGGGGTTCATTGGCCTATCATCCCTTGACCGCGCGTTCAAAGTTTCCAACAGTTCCAAATAGTTTTGATCGTCCAAATCATCTGGTAAAACACCACTATTAAGCATCAACTGCTGCTTAAGATAATTAATGTCTTCTATTTCTTGCTTGAGTTCCCAGATTCTTTTGCGGATTTCTCCGCTTCCAATTTTGGGGATTCATCTACAGTTTTTAGCGCTTCTTGTGCTTCTTTTTCACTAACACCAGACGTACGACCCCGCAGATAGGACAGATAAGCCCCGATTTCTTCTTCGGTGGCATTGTCCCAAATGCGGTCTTCGTCAATATGCAACAATTGCGCGATAAACTTGATTGCACCATCGATAAATTCGGCTTCTTGATCAATGACTTCAACAAATTTCCCTTGTGCATCGTTGTCGTCAACGGGCGTTTCGCTCGTAGTCAAGGAAGCCTCCAGCGCTTGTTTCATGAACTGGTTAAGCTTGTACGTCACCCGTACGGTTGGCTTAACCGCAATTGGCTGCTTAATGCCAAACAGGGATGCATCTACTTTAATTTTTTCCATTTTGACACCTCATATTAGCCGCCCCATTGGTACTGTGTATTTATTAGGCGACTTTAAAATTCTTAGTGTGGAGTAACGGTACTGCCAGAAGTAGTAGTGGTTTGGCCGTGCTTGGTGATATCGTCACCGGTATAGCCACCGAATACTTCCTTAAGCATAGCTGCAGCGCTGTATCCAGTTGCTCCACTGTTCCATTGTTTGTATGGTTGTTGAGTACCCTTAGAGTTGACAAAGACAGTGTCATCAATCGGCGTCAAAGCTTGATAGGTAAATGCAGCGTTGGCGTCAGTTTCGTTTTTGTTGTTGGTACCATGATTACGATTTGGCATGATCATTTCACCATTCGCGAAACCGTCAAAATACTTGTTACCCTTAAAATCGTCAGAGCAGATCAGCATTGCTACGTGTGGCTTATCACCTAAAGTGGCACCACCCGTTGCGTCCAATTCATAGCCATTACATTTCATGGCAATTTCGTAAGGCAAATCCAGGTAAGTAATAGCTACTTGTGGAGTTGGCGTACCATGAGCGTTACGCTTAACTTTGTTGTTAGCGTATTGTTGCGTACCTGCTTCTTCAATGTTAGTGATATTGGCAGTCGTAGCACCTTCGCCATCGCCGTCCAACAGCACTACACCAGACTCAGAGAGTCCCTTTTTAGCGTCAGCAATAATTTTTCCAGTATCGCCAATCATCGCCAATGCGATCCAATTGATACCGGAAGTGGAAACACCTGCGGACATTTAATTCCCCTCCTTGATAATTTCATCCTTTGCAAAATAAAAGACCTTCGTCACTTGCTTAGTGTCGGGGTCTTTTATGTGATTTTTCGATTGTTCGACAGCCCAATTATCGTCAACAAACAGCCGTGCTAGTGCCTGTTCGCCATCTAGCGTGCTGACATCGTTGTCAAGCTTGTAGAATATCTGAATTTCCACACCGACCGTCCATCCCTTGAAAGTATGGTTGGCATAGTAGGTAGGCTCGTTCAGCCATTCAGTAATCAAGCAGATTGTCTTGCTTTCATAATCAGACTCTTCTTCTGGAATTGAATCGGTATAAATCTCATCAATCCAGTCAAATTTGCCATTGAGCAGATCTAGCGCTTGAAAAACTGGCAGTTCCATCATTTGACACCACCATTTCTTGCGTCAAGAACCTTTTTCTCTGCTGCGAAAACCTTGTCAGCTGAATCGCGACGCGCATTGTCGGCAAAGTGAGTAGCCTTCATCTTAACCGTTCCGTCATTTAGAAATCTGGCGATATAGGCTTTTTGACCAAAGCCGACAACGGAATTGCCGTCATCTTCACCGTCAATGTCAGTATTTTGAAAACCGACATTGTCTTGCAGGTGGCCATACTTTGGATTTTTCTTTGTCGAGCGCGGTGTTGCTTTGCGCAACTCGTCTGCTAAAACTTTTGCTCCAGCAGCAGTCATCGCTTTCTTCGTAGCATGATCAGGAATGGCAAATTTTTCGGCATTCTTGCCAAATACCTCTAGCATTTTACCGAGAAAATCCATTGGTAGCACCAGCTTTCTTAGTGTCCTTAAGCGTCAGCAGATCATAACGCGTAGTCGTATGGCTCTCATCCCTGGATATGGTTAAGATGTCATAGATCGTACTGTCGCCCTTGAATCTCACCTTGAGCTGTTTATCAACGTGATACTGAGAGCGGACAGCTACTACCGTTGTATCTGCTAATGCCGTCCCAACCAAAGCATATTGCTGTGATTGGGACCGCTGATAGATTGCGCAGTGCAGAGTTTGAGTCGGCACGAACTTTTGACGCGAACCACCTAACGTCCTGCTGGGAACGGTTGATACCGTACCGAGTTCAATTATGTGGTTCAGACGGCTGATTGGTAGTTTCATTTTGGCTCGCCTCCCAAACGTCATATCGTCCACGCAACTGGCCAATAATGCTGTTGACGGTCAGGTCAATCTCGTATGTCTGGATATCTGACATGCTCAGGCGGTATTGGTAATAAGTAGCTGCAAGCGACTTTACTGCCATATCAAACAATGGCGAGACGTTGCTTTGCGTATAGAACGCATTCCCATCACCAATCGCACCTTTAACGTACTGCTCGGCTGCATCAATGTAGGCCTGCAGCAGTACGTCATCATCCGTGCCGTCAAGGTACAGCACCTTTTTTACATCGTCTACTGATACAGCCATTTAAATCGCCTACTTGCCAACGCCAGTGCCTGCAGAAGCTTGGAAGTTAGCTGGTTGGTCAGCAATTGTCGTAAATGAGCCGACCGCGTATGCATCGCCATCGACTTGTTTAACGTCAAAACGGTCAATGACACGGATCTTGGTTTGGTCATGCTCGTAAGCACCGGCACCAATGTTAGTTGCCAACAGGCTCATATTTTCACGGTCAAACAGCGTGATAGCCTGCTTAAAGTCGCCGTAGTACAGCGGATGAGCGCTGGATACGTCTGGGAGCCAGCGGTCAGCGACTACCGTGACTGGCTTGCCACCAATACGATAGATTTCTGGGCTGGTTGGGTCGCGTTGTACCAGGTAGTTGCCCATTGCGTTCTTAACCTTGGCAAGAACGGCAAAACCAGATTGGTTGGTCAAGAACGATGACGTAGCGTTGATTGCTGGGTCAAGTGCGGTCAGTTCCAGGTTCTTGATGTCGTCAAACTTAGCAATTGTTGGCTTCTTAGATGCCTTATTCATAACTGCCAGAATAGCTTGGTTACGAGTAACGACAACCTTGCGGGCAATCCAAGTAGACAGCCAAGCGATGATATTTTCAGCCGTGTCTTTCAGTAGCGTATTAGTTACGGTCGTGATACCAGCGTAACGCTTGATCAGGTACTTAATCGTAGTCAGTTCCGGATCATTGTTGTCACCAATTGCAGCCGTTTCATCATCCAGTGACGCCAGCGGCTCGATGTCGGAGAACTTTTCGTAAACCCGCGAACCAGATTCGGTCGTTACAGATTCCACACGAATCAAGTCCTGCAGAGACGCATATTGGCGTACCAAAGTATTGATAGTCGTACGGATGTCATCTGGGATCGTCAAGCCACCGTTGCCAGTGCCAGACGTACCCGTAGTAACCATATCCTTGAATTCCTTGACAAACTTGTCTTTCATCGACAATTGGCTGTCAGTCAACGGCTTTTTGTCTTCATCGTGCATCTTAACTACTTCTGCGGCGCGAGCCTCGTTAAGTTGGTCTTTCAGAGCATCGCGACGCGCCTTAGCATGGTCGCGTCGTCCCTTCAAATCTGCAAAAGTGGCTTGATCGAAAGAGTCGTCCATCAGAGCGACGTTAAGCTTTTCGTTCAGATCAGAAACCTTTTGGCCGGCTTCAATCCAAGCGTTGTTCAGTTCATTGATTCCCATGTTGGGCCTCCTTTTTGTCTAATAAAATAGCCAGCTTCTCATCATAAACAGACGGAGCTGGCTTTTCTTCTGGCTTTGGCTGTTCAGCCTTGGCCATAAGCGTCATGAATTTGTTGATTGCAGCGCGCGAAGGGATACTGTGGACAGCATTGACCACTTGTGGCTGATTTTCGTCAGCAAACATGATTTTGTCGGCAAAGCCCTTATCAACGGCATCTTTAGCCGTCATCCAAGTTTCGTTTGCCATCAGTTTTTCGATTTCATCCCGCTTTAAGCCGGTTTTGGCTTCGTAAGCGTTGATAATCGTTTGGTCAACGGTATCCATCATCTTGGAATCATGGTCGAGATCGTCGGCATTGCCTTGCGTTACGGTCCACGCCTTATGGATCATCATCTGTGCGGTTGGCGACATGTTGATCTCATCCCCAGCCATTGCGATAACCGATGCAGCACTAGCAGCTAGGCCCAGCACGTTAACCGTAACTTTGCCTGGATAGTCGCGCAGCATCGTATAGATTTCAGACGCTGCGTGCACATCCCCACCCGGCGATGCAATGTCCACCACCAGATCATCATCGGCATCGGCTAACGTCCGTTCAATCGCCTGAGGATAGGCGGAATCCAGATCAAACCAGCTGTAAAATTTGCCGGTCATGTTGTCGACAACGTCACCCTTAATATTAATCTTGGTCATCGTTCTCACCTCCCTTCTCTGCATCATCAGCTCGTGGAAGCTTATCAGGCAGATACGCCATTCGCTCAAGTACATAAGCTGCTTGGTTGCCAGTCAGTGCATTGGACTTAACCAGTGATGCAATCGTGCCGGCAAACGTATCACCAAGCGGATCAACGGCCGGTCGCAGGTCCAGTTTGACGTTGCCAGTCAGCTTGTTGCTGAGCTCGCTGTCAATTGCTTTGGCAAAACGGCTCAACGACTTGGCATAGTCATTACCCATCATGGCCAACGATGACTGTTGGTCACCTTGACCATTGATAACCGAGTCAGATACACCGTATACCTTGGCAATCTGTGCGCCAGTCCAATTGGCTTGATTCAGCAGTTGAGCAACGTTTCCCTGGACTTCCAAAGGCTGGTAGTCTTCCAAATCGTCAAGTACGATCGGCCCACTCCCCGACGCCTGCATCTGCTGCATAAACTTCTGCGAGCGTTTAGCCTTTTCCTTAGCATTGAGCAGCCCGCCTTTCTGGACCTTTAAAATCCCAGGCGCAGAAATCGATTGTGCAAGTGCTGAAAGAGTCAGTCGATTACTTGCCTTGCTAATGCTCAGCTCATTAGCCAGAGCTGACAGTGGACTGATGCCAGTCTTACCGCCATTTTTGGACAAAAGCCGAATGTGGATCATGTCGGACTGTGGTATGGCCTCAACAACGCCAACGCTTGGCTCATCAAACGTAACCGTATAGATCAGTCCAGAGCCGTCTTCCAGCAAATATGGTGATACCTGAGATGGTCTTAGATATTCCCAATAACTATCAATGCCATTGTTATTGCGCCAACGGTAGGCAAAACACTCACCGCCAAGCAGTAGCTGAGCAAACATTGACTGCCAGAACGCATGAGCGTTGCTGGTAACGGTAGGATTGTCAAGCATCCCTTGCGTCCGCGACTTTTCGGCAACGAATCGACCATTTGCCAGGTCAGAGCTTAGCTGAAAGATCAGCGAGTAGACGTCAGAGTTGTGTAGAGCAGTTGACGCATCCACATAATTGCTAGTGCCGTTTGGATTGAGGAAATTGATAATGCTTTGATCATCTGCGATCGATAAAACAGAGTTAGCTTTATTTCTCAGTTTAAAAATCGGCATTCAATCACCTCCTTTCAGCTTGCAATCATCTCGGTAATCAATCCAACCATAATCAGCGCAATGCCGACCGCAAAAATGCCGGCCGTAATGCTTAGTCTAAAAAAGCCCCAGACGATAAAGAACGCTGCGGCTAAAAAACATAAAACATCAATATATTTCCAAACAAATTTCAGCATAGGCCACCTCCATTACAGCAAGCCGGAGTCTTCGTTCTCAAACCAAGCTTTGACTTGCTCGCTGGTCATCAGTTCGACCTGTTTTGATTTGTCGTTAGCAATCCCAAAGTCTTCAAAGTGATACATAGCTTGATAAAGAGCGTCAATAATTGCGTCCACAACGTCGATTTTCAGCGTTGCTTTGGCCTTGTCGACCTGGATGCCAATCTTATCCTGAATAATTTCGGCATTAACAAGTGCTTTTTCCATGATTTCATCATCATCCCGCGTGATTGACGACTCAACAAAGCCCTTCTGCAGGAACTTAGTCGGATCTTTCAGCTCACTGGTACGCTGCCGAATCGGATTCAACGGCCATTCAGTGTTGATTTCCATCTGTTTGATCGCATTGGTTGCTCCCCACGTGTCATAGCCGAAAAACAGGACCTTAAGATCATTGTCGGCTACAAAATCAAGCAGCCATTGATAGACCTGGTCGTCATTTATCAAGCCTTGCGGATGGCTGGTGATTGTACAGTAGCCTTTTCTTGCTAATTCCCGATACTCAATCCCGTCTTGCTTTTCCTTGGCCTCGATTGAGCCGGCTTTTTGCCACGGGATAAAGCTATGCTGCTTGACATGCCATTTCTGGTTGCCGTCAGCGTCAGTGTACGGGAATACAAAGGCAATAGCTGTGTTGTCTGAAAACATAGAGTAGTCAAAGCCGATATAGACCTGTTGGCCACGAAAACTAAAATCATTTTTAACCGCTCGCTCAATGTCGGCCAGTTTTAGAAATGAGTTAGTAGCTTCCTGCAGCCACATATTCAGGTTCTTGTTTTGAAAACGGTCGATATGGCCGGCCATTGCCTCGTTGTTTCGGCTGTTAGTCAAGCCTTTGAATAGCACTTCTTTTTGGCTGTCCAAGTAAAGCAACGGGTTCGACTTGTACCATGTTTCAGGCTTAAAGGTTTCATCAAGGCTATCTTGACACCAGATCAGTCCCAGATAGTTGTCACCATCACGCTTATAGTCCTGCTCCATGATCGTTTGAGCCAGCTTCTCATCAGCATGATATGGCACTGTCGGGTCTGGATAGGCTGTTGAGATCTCAATGTACTGATGATTAGGCACCTTAACTTGACCGGAAGTAATCTTTGCTGAGCCTTCATCAGTGTGAATATTGCCGATTTCGTCAAATACCGCCGTTTTGAAGTGGTAGGAGTCGTACTTCCCTGAGTTAAACGTGATTGGCCGGATAACGTTGTTGACTTTGCGCATCGTAATCTTATTGTGCAGTACGGCCAACTCAACTTCCTTGGCAAGCTTGCCAAAAACAGGCTGCTGCTCGATAATTCTTGGAATCATACTGCTGATATAGCCAAAAAGCTTACCGGTCTGGTCTGCATTTTCGGCAGTAACAAGGTAGTCTTGGTTGGATAGCCCCATTGACTCAATCAGATACGTATAGCACATGTAGATAGCCATGAGATAGGTCTTACCTTGACCACGTGCCACCGAAAGTATGCAACGGTCAAACCGTTTTAAATTTGACTCATCCCGCCAGCCGAATAGCATACAAAAGATGAACTTCTGCCAGTCCATTAGCGGAACAGGCACGCCGGTATCAACGTTCGGGGCAATCGACGCGAATTTAAGGATCTTATGACATTCTTTAGCGCTGTAGTGATAGTGAAAATCGGCATCCCCCACACGTTGCAGGTCTCTCAGATGTCTAAAAGCGGCTAGTTTGATCAGATATCCAGTCAGAATCTTTTCATCAAGCACGTCAAAGGCGTACCGTGTGCCAGAATCTTGATACTGTTTGCGGATATCATCAAAGTTGATGCTGTGATAAGCCCCAAGCACGTCATGTGTTTGCGTCAAATCAATTTTCAACTATACCAACCCCGCTTCTTTCATCTGATCGCTGATTGACTTCTCTTTCTTCTGGCTTGCAATCTGCATGAGGTCCTGTCTACCCTTAGGCGTTAGGCCAAGCTGAATGCCAATCGAGTTAAGCTGCTTGTTTGCATCGGTCATGATTCCGACCGCTGGATTCTTTCGATATCCGGTGAAATCCTTGCCGATAATCTCGCCGGCTGCGTTCTGTAATGACGTGAACAACTTGGTCTGGATGCCGTTTTCCTGCACGTCAGCATACGCCTGACGATAGATTTCGTACTGAGTGCAGTACTGTTCAACCATGCCGGCATCGATTCGCTGAACCCGCTCGGTGCTCTCCAGATATGGCACTATTTTTCGCCAGCAAGCAGCGGCAATTGGTCCGAAATAATTAGGCGGATTTGGTGGCAAATGGCCGTGATTTTGCTTAAAAAACACCTGTTTTGGCATTTTTGGCTCTCCTTTCTACGGATTTGGAACGTCCCGGAGCCCCCCTGGGGTAAAAATTTTAAAAATCGCATTTTTGTAAGAGACGGCTGAACTGTGTGCGCTCCTTTTTTCGAGCGATTGGGGGGCGGGGGTAAATTTTAAAAGCTGATTCGATAAATTCATCAAAAAAATTTAAAACGCGGGAGAACGCAATTTTGGGGCTCTCACAGCGTCATGAGTTTTGCTATAACGTCCACATCATGGATTGGCTCAGCACCAGCTATCAGCTCGTTGTCTTTGCCAGTGCCATAGTGTCGTTGCTCCCAAGCTGTCTTGAGCCTATGGCAGTCTCGACAGATGGTTGCCAGGTTGGCAGTGTCTGCCTGCAGTTTGCTGTCAAACTCGATTGGTATGACGTGGTCAACGGTCTTGGCGTTCGGCTTGCCGCAGTACTGGCAGACATAGTGATCGCGCTCAAGTACTTGCTTGCGCAATGACTGCCACTGCTTTGATTTGTAGAAGTGGTACTGCGCTGACTTAGTATCATCACGATATCTTGTGACACTGTTGTACTTGCGCTGATACTCGGTGTTATGAGATCGTGCCCACTTCTGACGGCTGGCCAGATACTCAGCCTCATGATCATAGTGCTGCTTGCAGTAGTGATCAGGTAGTTGGCACATGGCATGACATCCCGGATATCTACATCGTCTAACCCTTGGCATTGTGGCCACCTCCTTTCCTGGTATGTAGAACTGGCGGCTTGATCGTATATTCAGCCGGTTTGTCTTTAACTCGTTCTGGATGCTGCTTGCGATAGATCTTATCAGCAAGCACGAGCAGCTTATGCTCTTCGAACGAGCAGACGCCCCAATCCTTGTATGCTCTCACGTTGTCACCGCCTTATCCAAAATAAAAAGCCCAGCCAAAGCTGAGCTAGTGCAAGCATATTATTTATTTGAAATGACGCGCTTGCGTACCGCTGACCACTAGCGGAATGACGGCTCATGGATCGAACCATGACATCCCCACCTGAAGTATAGGGATGACCATACCGTCTGCCTTTCTATGCCTAAGTCGAAAGACAAGAGAGTGAATTGCGCTACTCTCAACGGGAGTAACAGGAATCGAACCTGTGAACCACGTGGGAACGGTTTTACAGACCGTCGCGTTTGCCATCTTCGCTACACTCCCAAAACCCGCCGGCGTTGATAAGGAACACCATGCCGGAAGGATCATATGCAATTGTTTATGCAATCTACTTTAATTTATGCCATTGCTGGCAAAGGATAGGTAAGGGACTCGCACCCTTTTTGCGCTGCGACATGATGTTGAAACGCAGTGCCCACCTGGGACCTTCCAGCCACTAGTCGTGCAGGTGACAATACCGCACGGTGGAATCGAACCACCTAGCCGTGTGAGCAGCTAACCGTATGCGGTGCCTAGTTTATGGTTTGGAAAAAATAAATTAAAATTCCCGTTGATGCGGGAAAGCACCATGTGGGAGTCGAACCCACGCGCAGCCGTATTTAAAACGCACATTAATCATTCACTCGTTTGTTCCTACAATACTTGAAAGGAGGTTCCATACGAACATATGGATTGAATTGAACTAATTGTTAGTCTTCATCGCAGTTGTTTCACTGATGTAATATCGTCTTGGCAAAATTGGCATAAAAGCTGCGTGCCCGGTGATGATGCATAAGCGGACGCCGTAGCGCCCGTGTAACTAATCTAAAAGCTTGGAAGAAAACCTTTAATATGATATTCATATCACGATACCAGTTTAATCCACTTCTGCTATTGTCGTCGTCTTGTCAAAGTCCGATTTTTTGAACCAGTTTGACTTGATCATCTTCATCAAATCCATATCGACGCTCAAAGCCCTCGAATCGCTCAGCGAACTCACACATGCATCCCCGCTTGATGTACTGATACTGTGATGATGAATAGCAGAGTTTGTCGGCCATCTGCCAGTCTTTTAGGCCTTCGATATAGACGGCTGAGATGATTTGATAAGTCAAAGGCTCACAGTTATCCAGTGTGTCTTTGATGCATTGGCACATCCGGCTCGCTTCCATGCCGTTGATGATCTTATCCTCAGCGTGATTGTCATTTGCCCCACCGCCACCTGCTAGGCTTAGTGTCGGCGATTTGAGCTGATCGCGATGCAGACCAGCTTGATATAGATACCGATTAATCCCATACATCCAGAATCGTCGCACATTAGCAGCGGTCTCCTTGCTGTCGATTCCCAAGCCTAAATCCATTTGCACCACGACACCACTCTCCTCTGCTATAATTGATGGTGTTGATTCATTAGAGGGTCGTGCCATCATGGTGCGGCTCTTTTTTACTGCCATGCTGATTGCCTAAAGAAAGAACAGGCT